TTAAAGTCGCCCTGAAGCTGCTCAATGGCGTTTTGCTGGGCCTGCATACGCAAGTAAGCATCCTTGGCAAAATTAGCCAAGTTCTCATTGCTCCAGGCTGCAAAGTTAGGCAGGTCGCTCATACTGTTCTTTTTCAATGTTGCGCCGAGGTAAGGGTAGCCACCCAAGGCACCAGTGGTCATTCCAAAATCCCGGTATGCAAACTCCACCACGGGTAAGCAACAAAATCTTTGTGTCTTTGGGTGGAAATCTATCTCCTGCAAACGGATACAAAAACTCCTGTCCACCGGCTAGGTAGCGTTGCTCGGTCATGTGTTCCCCCTTGCTCTGATGGCTTCGCCGTATTGCCAACCAGCCAAGCCATCGGGAAGGTCATCATCCAAGTCATCGCACAACTTCGCACAAGCCTCACGCTCGTCGGCACGGATAAGGTCAGCGAACTTTAAAAGATCAGCTTCAAGATTAAATGTCCAGCCGTCTATACATCTCCATTTCCAAGGTTCAGCAAGCTCTTTGTCTCGTTCGTTCATGTGTTCTTCCCCTTTAATTTGGCGTTTGCCCAACGGGCTCCAGCTCCAAAACTTCCATCCGTCCAAGCGGCAATTTCCATCTCATCATCCGTCAGCCCTACCCACGGGCGCTGTGGCACAAGAGGAACAGCATCAAACATAGTTGCATCCCCATCGGGTGAATGTTGGTTGGGCCAGTGCAAAGACTTGCTTCCTCCACCTTTGTAATAAACAGCCCACGCTACCGGCTCCTGCGCTGGCTGTGCCATTTTGTTGGCGTCAACAATATGGTCTGGCTGTGCCAAGGCTTCTTTGATGGCGGTGATGGCGTTCGGTTCAAGCGGGTCAACAAACTTTGTGCCATCTTTGCCATGCCTAACAGCTATTGCGTTTTCCAACGCTTCAAGCGCCAGCTTTAATGCTTCGTCTTTAGTCATCAGAGTCCCTTGCTCTGGCTGTGCTAATCCACCGGGACGGTATGCCATATCGTCGGGTGTCCATGGCTCGTCCTGTGACAAGCTATCGCAGTACGCCTCAAGTGCGCGGGTGTATGCAACGTGGCTTGTGTAATCTGATTCAATTGGGCGTTTCATTAGAACCCCCGCCGTTTAATGTGTGAGTGGTCAGAGCCGGGGCGCTGGTAGGCGCTGTGGTCTGGTTTGTAGACTGGCTGTGACCACAGCGAGTTCGCGGCTGGTGGCACTGCATCGGGATCGCGCTTTGATGGCACGTAACCAGTGCGCTCCTTCATGTGAGCCTTGTCGCCTGTGGTGTTCGTAAATGATGTCAGCGTGGCCTGAGGGTTCACGCGCATCGCTGCTTTTTTCATCAAATTGGGATTTCCTGCTTGCAGTTTCATTCCATGCATTCTATTGTGATGCCGATAATTTCTTGTATTGTGTTTAGAGTTACATCAGCAGAACAATTGTCCTTCTTGTGCCTTCTAATCGTATTGTTTATGTCATACAAAGCAGCCCAAGCTCGATGCCCAAGCAAGGCTTGTAAATGTTCCTGCTGTTCTTCTGGCAACATAAATTCCATTGTTGCTTTCATATCAATGCATCCTCATAGTTGTCAGGGTTAAATTTGACCGGCGGCGCGTTGGTGGGCACCGGCATGGGGTGTGGTGGGAAGGGCCAAGTCATGTGCGATACCAGATGTAGCCGAACATGAAGCACATGCTGGCGATGATGCCGACAAGCACGGACAGGTTAATAAGCCTTTCCATTACATCCCAAAGCAGACTTTGATCTAACGCACGTTCTTTGCGTATAGGACAATCACGGCCTTGGCAGCAATTTCCGTAGTCATCACAACAATTCATGGTTTTCTCCAAAAAGGTGGGGGTACTCGCTGCACTGATTGATCTGTGCTAATAACGGCGCACTTCAGCATCTGCTTTTCCCCCAAAATTAAAATGCCATATCGTCAGCGTTTTCCTGCGGCAATCCCGCAAACCGTTCTTTGGGCTGTGGTTCATTCAAATACGCCCAGCCGTCCCAGCCGCCTTCCTTCAATGGAATAACGTCTAGCTTTATCATTTCGCCATTTCGGGTACTGATGATTGAGCCGATGCGCTGGTAACGTTTCTTTTCTACGCCGTCTTTGTTTGTGTAAGTGCCGACAATGCAGGTGATTTCTTTAGTGATAGCCATGATTAGTAAGTGTGTTGGTTGGTGATTTGGTGGATAACTTGGGTGTAGTATTCCCGAGCCGCATTGACTTTGACTTTAATCTTATTTTCCAGTTCAGAATCCCTTTCGTAGCGAACAACGGTAACGCGCAAATCCCGTGGAATGTGGTCAACCAGGTGCAGGCTTGGTGCTTCCCATCCAATAAGATCGTCTGGCGTGTTTACAAGGCAATAGGCAATCTCTGCGTAGGGTTTGTCCCACAGCATCATGTAGGCGCGTAATTGCCACTCATAGCCCTTGTCTTCGCCCAATTCAGACAGCACTGGAAAAGTGGTTACGCACCAGGACGTTTTAATGTCAATGATTTTGTGCGTTGCAACAATGTCAGCCTCTCCAGTAATCCAGTCGTTCTCGCGGCGCTCAGTGTTCTTTGCGTAGCTGGTCAGCATCACGCTGTTAAACAAAGCTATGGATTCATCTTCGCAGCGAATGCCTTTGTCCATGTACTTGTTGGTGCCTTTTTCGTCGTAGCCGTAGATAAATTCCTTAGCTGCTTTGGTGACGTAAGTCTTTGCGCCGACTGATAGTTCGTCTTTGCCTTTGCCATCGGTCATGATTGCGGAAAGGCCCGAGGCCCGTATAGTGAGTTTCATAGTGTTGCTTTCTTTGCGTCTTTAGCTTTGATGATTGCGTCTTTAAATTCCTGATTATTTCCTGCAGCTTTTATGCCTTCAAAATAAGCATTTTTTAATTCTTTTTCTGTTGTGCATTCTGCAATGTCGGCTAATAATGCTCTGATCGTTGCTTCAGTTGATTGCACGGTATGGGTATGCGAATCTGCGTCATTGTCCGATTCAGTTGGAATGCTAAACGCCTGGAATGCTGCGTACTTGTAAGCTGCTGACATTGCTTTGTTTGTGGCTTTGTCTCCACTATCCATTGCTTCCCCAAAAGTCTTAACAGTGTGCTTGCTTCCGTCTTCTGCTGAAACAAAATCAAATTCAACTTCAACAGTGACATAAAACAAGGCGGCGCCTGCTTTGCTGACACGCTCTACGCATTCACGGGCCAAAACTCGCGGAAGGATGCACAGGCCATGTTTAGCCAACAGTGGGCTGATTGCGTTGTATACATCATCAATTCCGCGAAACTTGTAGCCAGAGCCTTGAGAGTTTGTCCTGTCCTTGGTGATGCCAATGGTTGACAATTCAGTTTGAACTGCGTTGATTGCTTTGTAGATTTTCATTTCATTACTTTCATGGTTTGTTTAATTGCATTTAGGACTGTCCAGCCTGCCCGCCGGTACATGATGTAAAGCCTCAAGATGTGCATTCTTGGTTCTCCAGTTCAAGCAAAGCTAAGTTTTCAATTTCTACCGCAATGCTTTCCAGCAGCAAGTGAGCAATGTCTACGCTGCCAACGTAAGCAGAGGATAAAATCAGCACCTGGTCAATGGCTGGTTCATAGGCAAACCCACGTTCAGCGGGTTCGTACTCAAAATGGCACACAAGCCAGACACCTTCAATATATATGTTGAACTCTGCCATTCCTAACGGGCAAGGTGGTGCAAGGCATTTCATAAAGGCCACCCGTAGACAAGTGTGTAAGCCAGGCCAACGCCGATAGCGACTGCGAGGGTAATGTCTGCAAGTTTCATTTGGCCTCCGAAAATGCGAGCAGGGCTGCTGCAATCTGTCTTGCTTGGTCAAGGGTTAACACTGCGCTGCATGATGCCCTTGGCACTGCAATGTTTAGCCAAACCTTTAACGGTTCGCCGTAAGTGTCCCAAGCGTCCACGTTGATGCGTGTATCGTCTTCTGCCATGATTGTTATGCCTTCTTCCATGATGTTCTCCTGATGGGGCCGTAGCCCCGTTATTTGGTAATTACTTGCGCTCAACAGTGCCGACCAAAGTGCCTTCCATGATTTGAAAAAGCACAGCCTTGGCAATGTTGAGGGTTTGACGTGCACCTTCGGCATCATCATGGGCCAGCTGCTCTTGAGCATCTGACATCAAGCCAGCAACAATCATGTGACCTCCGGTGAACTTGTAAGTAATAGAACGTTTAACAGAATCCATGTAGGCATCCATGTCAGCGAATCCATACATTGCAATGTTGCGGTTGGTTTGAGTTGCGTTTGTCATTTTTGACTCCTAAAAAGACCCCGAGAAGTTCAGGGCATGGCGCTATCTTACACACATTTGTGACTGTTTTTGACTTTTTTTTATTTTTCTTTAGGTGTCAATTGTAAAAATTGTATCCCTCACAAATGTGATAGAGTGCCGCCATGAATTCTTTAGAAATCGCAATCCAAGCTGCTGGAAGCGTTACCAAATTGGCTGACAAGCTAGACGTAAAGCCGAACCGCATCCACAACTGGCGCACCAGAGGCGTTCCTGATGGCTGGCTGGGGCTGATAAAAGTGCGCTTTAAAAAGCAGATTGCAGAAGCTAAGAAGTTCGGTTAAGATTCAAATAACGCTTGGTCGCGTTTTAGGTAGTAGGGTTACACATGCACTCTGGCGGGACTACCCCGTTCGACCAACTCCAGCAATGGAGAGAGTGCAGGTGTAGCCCTTTTTTTATGGGGTTTTTATGATGTTTTTTCCAGCAGAATTAGAGACTTATGTTTATGGAAAAGAAAAATCTGTTCACATACAACAAAGATCAATAGATGGTATTTATTCAGAAGTAGTCTTGACTTTGCATCAATTCAATGAAATGGTTAACCGTGAAAAGTCAATCATTGTTGAAGCTAATGAAGAACAAGAGGATGAAGAATGAAGCGCCCATCTTTCCAGTTCTATCCATCGGACTGGCTTAGAGACACGGCGCTGAGATCATGTTCACCAAGTGCGCGTGGTTTGTGGATTGACATGATTTGTTTTATGCATGAAGGTAATCCTTACGGACACTTGAAGGTTGGCAACAAGGTTATCCTTCCACCCAACCTTGCCAGCATGGTCGGGGCAACCTTACTTGAAGTTGAAGGTTGGTTGCATGAGTTGCACCAGGCCGGTGTTTACGAATTTGCTGAAGCTGGCGAAATTTACTCTAAGCGCATGGTCAGAGACGAATGCCTCCGAAACAAGAGGGCAGAAGGTGGAAAGCTAGGTGGAAACCCTAATCTGAAGGTTAACCTCAAGGTTATTCCTATGGTTGAAAAAGAGGTTAAACAAAAACCAACCCCTTCATCTTCTTCTTCATCTTCATCTTCTAACAGTATTAAAGCCTCGCGGCTTTCACCAGACTTTCAGTTTCCACAAGAATGGAAGCAGTGGGCCAGAGCGCAAAGGTCTGACATTGATGTTGACATGGAAGCAGACTCGTTCAGAGATTACTGGTCATCAAAGGGAGGAAAAGAAGCCTGTAAAACAGATTGGCAAGCAACATGGAGAAATTGGGTCAGAAGGACGAACCCATCAAAGCCAAGCCCAACCACTTTAACCAGCAACATCATGAGGACTGCGTTATGAAAGGCCACGAAGGAATCATCAAACTGCGCCAGCAAGGTCTAGCACCTGCAATGATTAGCCTGGACGACTTTAACTTTCCTAGCCCATTGACCAACTGGGAGACAAATGGAGATACGCCTACCGTCTGTGTCCACAGAGACTTGATAGAAGGCCTTGATTTGCGCTTTCTGGTCAACATGAGGGTGAGCATTACCAGTCACACAGAAGATCGCGCAAAACGGTTATTTGAGGCTTGCAAAGCGGCAGGGGCGAAGTGGGTGGGTGCAGGGCATACAGTAATCACTGGCGAAGTAGCCAAAACAGGATGGGTGGAGATATGGCATGGTTAATCAGCAACGCTTTAATGAACTTGCTTTGTTCGCAGGAGCAGGAGGTGGCATCCTTGGTGGACACTTGCTTGGATGGAGAACAGTCTGTGCCGTTGAGTGGGAACCATATCCAGCAAGCGTTTTGTGCGCCCGACAAAATGACGGTTTTCTCCCGACTTTCCCGATTTGGGATGACGTACAAACCTTTGATGGAAAGCCGTGGAGAGGAATTGTTGACGTTGTATCGGGAGGGTTTCCATGCCAAGACATTAGTTCAGCAGGAAAAGGCGCAGGAATTGACGGAGAGCGCAGCGGTATGTGGCGAGAAATGGCGCGCATCATTCACGAAGTACGACCCCGATTCGCGTTCGTGGAAAACTCACCAATGCTCACTAGTAGAGGACTTGGAACCGTTCTTGGAGACTTGGCCGCAATGGGGTTTGATGCGAGATGGGGAGTGCTGGGAGCAGCGGACGTTGGAGCAAAGCATCAAAGGGACAGAATCTGGATTGTCGCCAGACAACGTAAGTACGTTTCACACGCCGAATACTACGGGTCTGGACGGAGGGAGCAACAGCAGAAAAGCGTTAAAGAAGCGCATGGAGAATTGGCCGACCCCAAGAAGTTGCTCGGCAATGGCGGCAACGATAACGCCAGAATCAGCTTGGAACGAAAAGCGCAATCCAAATTTGGAAACAGTTGTGGGGCGCAGGAACTGGCCGACGCCTCAAGCCTCAGATCACAGGGACAGGGGCAACATGAGCAACCCATCGGTGCAGAGAAGGGTGGAGATTGGCAAGCAAATATCGCTAAGTCAATCGGTACATCCGAGCAGTGGGCAATTTAACCCAACGTGGGTAGAGTGGCTGATGGGGTGGCCGCTAGGGTGGACAGACTTAAAGCCATTGGAAATGGACAAGTCCCACTCTGTGCAGCAACCGCTTAGCGAATCCTTGGAGGTCAACAATGGCTGAACTAATCCCCGACACCATAGACTTTTCGCAATACCTACGCGAAACTGACAACAAGCAGAAAGTAAAACCTGCGTCCCACTACCTGCCAGCCATCAAAGAGCGTATGCGCCAGATGGCTACGGAGCGCAAGCTGTTCATGCCTTGGCTAAAGACACGCGAATCGTTCTATTTTCGACCTAGCGAAATGACAGTCTGGGCAGGGCAAAACGGTCATGGCAAGTCTCAACTAACCGCCCAGATTGCAATGAGCCTAATGTCCCAGGGCGAAAGAATCTGTATTGCAAGTTTTGAAATGAAGCCGGTGCAGACCATCCGATTGATGAGCAGGATGTTTATCGGGACAAACCCGTACACACCGGAGTACCAAAACAACGAAGGATTTGAGGCGCTCGACGAAATGTTTGATAGCTTTGGCACCTGGAGCGATAACCGCCTGTGGATTTACGATCAGATGGGTGTGACCAGCCCTGAGATTGTGATTGGCATGACCCGCTACTGCGCCAAGGAACTGGGTATAAAGCATGTTTTCATTGACTCGCTAATGAAAGTGGTGGGAGACGAGGACGACATGAACGGCCAGAAGCGGTTGGTGGGTGAATTGTTTGCGATTGCCAAGGACTTGCAGATTCATATTCATT